GGCCTCGCGGCCTCCCTCGTTAGGGTATACAGGATTTATTCTGTAGGAACCCTGAGACATCATACCTTCTTACGTCACACTTTTCTATATGATGGAAAAGTGCCGTAAAGAGATCAAGTTAGCTACTTGAACAAAAGGCAGATGTTGACACGTACGAATAGAGTCCTCCGTGAGGAGGTACAACTAATCCCTTTAATAAGGATTAGTGCCGTACGTGAGCGTCGATCCACGAATTTACGTGGGTTCTCTCTTTTGTCTACTGGGCCTAACAGCTTAGTTTTGTGTTAAAACTCTTACCGTGAGGTGTAGACGATGCAATCAACAGACCCTTCTTCAGAAACTTTGGGCCGATTGGTCCAGGTTGATGAAGATATGGTCCCTGTCGTGATTATTAGCCGTTACAGGCTAGCCGAAAGGGTGGTACAACCGTATGGCTTAGACGCTTTCCTGGTAGTTGATGAGGCTGAAACCTCATCGATGTCTAGGTATAGCATTATTTGCCGTACGCATTGTAACACAATATCGGTACCGTGGGTTATCCATAACCCTCGGCGTTTTCATGACGGGTTAGTTGCATTACACAAAATCTTGGAACTCAATTTTCCTTTGGGTTTTACCCTTGGTGAATTGTTAGTACAAGGTGAGCTCGAACGCCCGGGAGTTAATAACTCTAGCGCTATTAACAGTGAGATTGAGTAGTGGTCACTAAGACCGAAGTCGTCGTCTATAGGCCCAGGTACATGGTGAAAACCAATATGCCTGGTCAACCTACGGATTATTACGTGCTCACAGCTAACCTCTCCACAACTAATTCCAAGACCTCGGTAGCAATGCCGGGGTGGAGGGAAAAGATTCGTAGACACATGAGTGCTACTACAGCTAGAGACATCTCTAGTCATAGTGTATTCGGTGGCTACGGTGTAGCGGAGGTTGTGTTTTTACGTAACGAAGTCCAAGGGCTTATGGAGCGCTACTCGTCGGAACACGGATACCTTTTTGGGGCATCCGAGTGGCCGGATCTCATCGTTAACTATGCCGCTGCTGACAATCAAGCTCGTATGAAGTTCTATAAGCGAGCCAAGAGCGCTATGACCGCATTTCGCGGTTTAACCTCTCTTGGTGAACTTAGAGAAACTTTACGTATGCTAAAGCGTCCTGCACAAGGATTACGAAGAGGCTTAGACGACTACCTTAAGTCCGTATCGAAACGGACCCGTAGAGCGAATAGGAACTCTTTGAATCGAATTGTGTCGGAGACTTGGCTGGAATCAGCTTTCGGATGGGGACCACTCATTTCGGATGTAAAAGATGCGGGATCTGCTCTTAATCGACGCCTCAACCGGTTCGCTAGTAGTTATACTAGGATATCCGGTCAGGGCGAAGTGCAAGAAGCAGAGTTCCTACCTCTCCAAACCCGAACTGATTACCTCATCCGCTTACTGGTTCGTCGCCTGGAGGTCCGGAATGCCGGCGTCAGGTATTACGGCGAAGTCAGAAGTGTATGTGAAAACCCAATTCAGGCAGATATGAATCTGTTCGGCGCAAGCTGGACAGATATTATACCTACTGCATATGAGTTGATCCCATACTCTTTCCTGCTAGACTATTTCACCAATGTTGGTGATTTACTCGATGCGTGGTCCTTCCGCTTGGTTGACATTGCATGGAGTGCAAAATCTTTAAAGAGATGGTCGAAGAGAACTCTCGTCGACGTACGTCTCGATAAAGCCTACACACAAAGTGTCGTGTCAGCCTTCGCTGGTTGGATCGCAAGCGGCGTGTATACGAGCAAATTTCAATCTGTCACACGAGCTATTAACCGCTCCGCTCAGACCCCTGCGCTTCCTAGCTTTCGCTGGGAGATGCCGGGCATGGGCACAAAGTGGATCAATATGACCGCTTTGGTTGGAGCGAGGAATAGAACACGTAGACAGCTTTTTCAATAACCCCTCGTAGAGGTACAAATGGCTATTGCACTGACGTCCCCGGTAACGGGGTCGGCCCAAACGGGCCTTACGTCTCCTACGTACACTCATGTGAGTGACGTGGCCCCTGATGTGAACGGCAAACAGTATGCGGTTTCCGCCCTTGGCGGTACGCAGACTGGTGTGACGATTCACTCAGTCGCTTCCCCTTTTACTATCACGTTCTTCAGGCCCAAGGTTTACAAAATCCTTGGTACCCCGAATCCCGTGACTGGTATTATTGGAAGCGTTGGGCGCAACGTGTACAAGACAGTTCTCCGAAAAGGAGTACTGCCCTTGGCTGGTCAGCCCTTCCAAACCATGCTGTGTAGCCTCAGTTGTGAGGTACCGGCAGGTGCGGATACGGCTGATTCACCAAACGTTCGCGCCGCACTCTCCATGCTCATCGGATCTGTTACACAACAGTCCGCTGGGATGGGAGATCTGGCAATTTCCGGAGTGCTCTGAAATGAGCCCGACGGAGATTACTCGCATCTCCAAATGGATCCAAATCCTGATGGCTATCTTGGTTGCATTGAAGGAATTCATTCCTTCGATGTGGTCGAGATTTTCATCCAGGAAGCGGAGCCGACGATGAGTCGGATGAGTGTGGACGTATCGTGAGATACATCCTAAACAGGCCACTAAGGGAGGCAAGATGAGACCTATAAGCTCTCATGCTCTTTACTTGGACCTTCTCCAAGACCTCGATTTTTCCTACGGGTCTGATCTAACGATCTACCCTTGGGAGACGTCGTCTGTCGCTGCTCGCAAGGCGTTGGCAAAATCATTCGTGAAGAAATTCGCGGATGACGCTGATCAACGCTTTTGTGACCTAGCTGCGATAGATAAGTTCACGTCCGTTAATGAACGGTGTGGTACTTGGCAGTTGGAGTGCAAAGATATGTATGAAGAAGTTCTCATAAGTGCCCTAAAAAAGCACCTTGATAGCTTTTTTCATCCATATGGCGTCGTAAATGAACGACGCGGGCGAGTCCCCCTAGTTCACAGCTTCTCATCCATCTTGGATGAGGCTCGCTGTGGACCTGGGTCATCGCTTGGCTCTGAGTCAACTGACTTCTATACGAAGCTATTTGATTCTAAGCTCTCTAGCACGACAATTGGTCTTCGTCGCGCTTATGCGAACTATATTAAGGTATTTCCCTTATGGACCGAGGCCGAGGAAACTCGGTGTAGGTCTTGGGGAGAGCCTGATATAGTAGAAGGTAACCGTTTGCACTTTGTCCCAAAGGATGCAACGATTTCGCGATCGATTTGTGTCGAACCTGTACTGAATATGTTCTTTCAGTTAGGTCTGGGTAGGTTATTAGAGAAACGTCTCAAAGTTCACTTTGGGATCGATCTCGAACGCCAACCTGACATAAATCGTGAGCTCGCGCGTCTGGGATCCGAATCCGGGGACTTGGTCACTATTGACCTTTCCTCTGCTTCTGATTCTATGTCATTGAGGATGGTTCGAACTCTCTTTCCACCGAGTATTACTCAGTGGTTGGAGATACTTCGTTCACCTTCTTCGATGATAGACAACGTGCGGATCGGACTGAACATGCTATCAACGATGGGTAATGGTTTTACATTCCCCCTCCAGACTGCTTTGTTCAGTTGCATCGTCGCTGCCGCTTTTGAGGTAGATGAACTA